TATCTCTTACTATAGCTATATCCTTTATATACTGTTACTGATTACAATTGTGGTAAGATATGGTAAAATGTGGGAATGTATGCCACTCATAGAGAGTTTAACACACAAACCCATACATTTTTACCAACTAATCACACAATTAACTATTATTAACGCTAAATATACGCTGATGATAGTGATTTATGAAGAACAGAGCACCTTTCGGTGCAATGCTCACTCACATATTAGCAGTCAAGCTTACCAAGGTAACGGAACGTTGACTTGTTGCCTGACTTGTACTCAACAGGATCACCCTTGATGATAGAGTGCTTTTTCTCTGACATCTTAGTGAGTTGTTCTGGTGTAAAGTCATAGGCTCCGTTTAACGGAACAATTACTTGGTCACCTGAATCAACTTGCTTGAATGAACCATAAGTTTGAACGGCAATACCTGCAAACTTGGTTGTGATACTACCTGATCTCACAACATCATTGTGCTCTTGCACACTTGTTAACTCATCTTGGTCAACTTTCTTCTCAGAAAAGACTAACATAGTCTTACCTGATCTTGAAGACTTATAAGTCTCCATAAAAAACATTTCTTTAGACATTTTTTTACTTTTTTAATTAATAATTATTTTCTTTAGGGGGTAACCCCAGTCCAAGATTTTGTTAGGGAGTCTAAGTGTAGGACCTTTTGAGAACGCCATACATACAAGAATCCCCTCTACGGACATGGGTATAGTTGACTCAGGTGTAAACGGGTGGGGGGTTTGTTAGGAAAATTTTTATTATTTTTGTATATTATACTATAGTATTTTTATAATTAAAACCTAAACTATTAAATGCATCATTATTATAATCCATATAGGCTTCTAAGTAAAGCTTTAACTAAACCTGGAACAATTAATAGATTTTTGAGTATTAAAAACAATCCTATTAACCAGAGTTTGAAGAGTAATGCTATATTTAATAATACTCAAGCATTTGGTGAATCACAGTCTATAATTAATCAACTTAAGGGTTTGGTTAATAAAACAGACGAAGCTTCTCAGATAAAATTTATGAATCTTACAGGTCAACTTCAAAAATTAAATCCTAAAGCTAGTTTTCATTTTAACACTGGGGAGAAAAAACAATATATACCTTTCACCGAAAGAGGTTATGATTCTAGCCTTAGAATAGGAGATCCTAACCAATATAACGTACTTCGCAATGTATCAGATAATAAAACAGGACAATATGTTATGAAGAGTACTCCTCCACTTGCCACATATATGAAGGAGATGTATCCTAATATGGTTGATGTTAACCTGACAGGAAGGACGCCATTAAATATGCACACTAACAGTGTTGGGACACCTTTCTATTCGGAGATGGGTGAAAATCTAAGACAATACGGAGATTTTGGTATGACAGTTCAAGGTTTAAAATCAACAGACAAAAATTCACTACTTGACTTTTCTATTAGTAGAGCTCCTTTTGGGAAAATAGAAAGTAACTATAATGGTGAATTGGGTAATGAACATAATTTTCTTCAACATAACACCTCCCCATTCGTAATTAAATCTCCCTTATCAGAAAAATTATCAGAAACTAACGGTATATGGTCCAGTTCTGCGCTCTCAGGTTTAAAAATGAATCCCGCTTTAATGGAGACTGATCCAAACTTTAAAGGTACGTTTATGAAATTCATAAAGAAAGCAAATGAGATACCTGAAGAAAGATTTGCTAACGCAGCTAAAAATAGTAAGAAAGAATATAAGTCTTTAAGTAATCAAGAACTTGGACCAATGTATAAGTTAGATTACAAATTATCAGATATATTTACTAAACCGGCAGAGTTTTATCCAATTCGTAAGAAAGAAGGTGGTGAATTATCTAAGAAAAAACATGGGGGTAATCATCTTGAGGGAACAAATTATAATCTATCAAAGAAAATGTATAATACAAAAGCGCAGAAGTATAGAAGGTTTAAAAAAGGCGGTCAGAAAGGAGATGGAAAACAAGGAGGTACTATTTATGATATGTATGATTTTGAAACTAACCAATATAAAAACGGTTGGAATCAAAATAATGCTTCTAACTGGAGAAGTACTGGGGGTTATAGTTTTAGAGATCTTGAGAATTATTATAATATGACACAAAAAACTGCTGAAGGAGTAGATATTATGGATAGATCTACATGGGAAGGTAAGAATTTTGGAGTAAATAAGGATTTCTCATTAACATATGGAGATAATAATGAACCAATGTTTAGTTGGTATCCTCAAGATAAAAATCAAGGTTATGCAATGTCAAGAGATTTAGGACTTGCAAATTATTGGTATAAAGGAATTCCATATACTACTGAATCTGGATCAGAAGAAGATTTAAGATTAGGTAACGTATCTGGTAATCAAATTAATTCTTTTCAAGAACAAATTAAAAATGTTAAAACAAAAGGAGAATTAAATGAAATAATAGAAAACTTCTCTGGTAATATAGATCAGCAGTCAATGATGTATATTATAAATCAAGCTAATCAAAACAATAATGTTGATATATCTCAAGAAGATATGCTAGATGTTTTAACTAAAGTAGATGAACATAGAAATACTAATAAAGCTAATTACGAAACAACATATGTTAATGACGGACAAACATCTGCTCGTTCCATGTATATGCAGCCTGAAAACCAAAAAAAATGGTGGGATAATCACGTAGAACAATATGGAGAGGATAATTTTAAGAAAATGTTATCATCTGGAGAAATAACTCCACCATTCTATATGAATAATCCTTATAACTATAATCAATATTCAATAGAGAATCCAAAAGCGGAACATGAAACACATTTTAGAAGTGCTACAACTGGAAAACTTGTACCTTTTAAACAAGAAAACATGCCAGCTTGGGCACAGGCTATAAACAATGTAGGTTCCTTTGTAACAAACGTTGATAACTATTTTAGAGATGAACGTGTAAATGTTGATGAAGATGGTCAAAAATTAGTTCAGCCCACAGAACTCTGGGATCCAAATGCAAATAATGGAGAAGGGGGTTATGTTTCAATTACAAAGGGGACATTAACAAATAGGATTAATGAAGGTGAGAGAAATGAAAGAATTTACATAGGGGAAATTTTACAAGAAAAAGGACTAATTCCAGAAGGCGCTAGTAAAAAAGAAGCTGATTTAATAATAGATCAATTTGTAGGAGGAAGTGGAAATTTACTTAATAAATATATAAATAATACAGCAACTAACAACCTTAATTTTAATGAGGGTGCTTTATCTACACCTACTTTTCAAGAATCTAGTAATTCAAACCCTAACCAAATAATAGATTCAAAAGAAGATGCTCTTAATTCAATGAAATTGCGTAGTCATTATCAAGGTGTTGATAATTTACCATCTGAGGTATATGGTAATAAAATGGGAACATACAACCCACAAATGAAAGGTACTTACTATGAAGATCCAGAAACAGGAGAGAATGTTTGGGTAGATAATCCTGAGTATAATTCTGACTTTTCTAAAGGTATTAGAGGTGATTTTGAAGGTGGTAAGAAAAATATATTTGGTAATCGTATAGATAATTCAAGCCATTATAAAACTGTAGGAGATCATTGGAAAGATAATAAATTTATGGGTAGTTTAAATTTAATGGGTATTAATGAAAATGATGTACAATATGCAATGGAAAATCCTATGCATACTTTTGGACCATTAGGAGCAGATGCAAAGATATTAACTTCTGCACTTCCAGCATTAGGTACAATGTGGAATACGTCTAAAACTAGAGCATTTATGAATACCCCATTTACATCAGCAGCAATAACTCCTTGGCAGGGATTAAACACATACTGGGGAGCTCAGATGGCATCACATATTCCAAAAAATTTAGAAGATAATAATTATGGAATGGCAGGATTAAATGCAGTTGTTGGATTAGGAACAGGAAAAGCAGCTTATAGGGGATTACAAAATAAAGTTAACCTTTTTCCTAAGTATACTAGTCCAAATACTAATATGATAGGAAATCTTAACAGAACAGATCAATTTAACAGGGCAGTTGGAGAATATAGTAATTTTAATAGAACTTTACCATTATGGAGTTTAACAGGTAAATCTAATCAGATAGGAGAGTATAAAAATATGTTAAATATACTAAACAAAAAAAATATTAGCCTAAAATAATTTGGAACTTAATAAAAAAAGTTTATAACTTTGCAACTAAAAAGATAACTATGGCAGACAATGATCCATTAGAAGAATATAATGACTTAAGTGAGAGAGAACAAGACATTCTTGAACAAGAGTTACTAAGAAGAGCTTTTGATAATTCTTTCAATCTACTAACCAAAAGGAAAAAAATGAAAGATATTGTTAATGAAACAGGAGGTTTACTCTTGACTCATGATCCATTTTCTGATATTTTACCTGATGAATTAATTAATATGATGGACTTCTTCATTGAAGATGAGGAATATGAAAAATGTGCTGAGGTAAGGGACATTATTACAAAACTAAAAACCAAACATGCAAGAAAACAGAAAGAAGAAGACTCCAAAGAGCTCAGTCAAGTTCTCAATAGTATTATCAGAGGAACAAAAAGCAGCAAAGACAGAAATTCTTAAACACCCATTTAATTTTTTAGTTGGTAAAGCAGGTAGCGGTAAAACATTATTAGCTGTGCAAACAGCTCTTGATATGTTTTTTAAACGTCAATACAATAAGATTGTAATAACAAGGCCTACAGTATCTACAGAAGATAATGGTTTCTTACCCGGAACAGAAAAAGAAAAACTAGAACCGTGGCTTGTACCTATTAAGTCTAATATGAGAAAGGTCTATAATAAGCCAGATAAATTACAAAAAATGGAAGATTCTGAAGAAATAGAGTTAGTATCTCTTGCTCACTTTAGAGGTAGAACCTTTGAAAATAGTATAGTTATAATAGATGAGTTTCAAAACTTAACTAAATCACAATTTAGTATGGCTTTAGGTAGATTAGGTAAAGATTCAATGATGATTTTTTGTGGAGATTATCAACAAATTGACATAAAAGATGAAAATTATTCTGCTATTCATGAAGTTGCTAAAATAAAAGATTCTGACTTTGTTTATAAGTGTGTGTTAGAAGATAATCACAGGCATAAAGCTATTGGTGATGTACTTAAATTATTGACTGGTTACTAAAATATATAGTTTAAACCTTTTATATTTAAACTTATTTTATTATCTTTGTATTATATTAATTATAATTTATAAACCAAATTTTAGAAAAAATGGCAAAAACAACAAAAACCGAGGAGCAATTAAAAGCAGAAGCTTCTCAAGCAGAAATGAAAGCAAAAAGAGATGAGATCACTGCATACTACAAAGATAGTATTTCTCATCTTAAAGTTCAAAAAGAGTATGAAACATTGTTAAAAGAAATTGAAACTGCAAGAGCAGAAAGAGTGCAAGCTCAAACGTTCTTAGCTAATGCTATGGCTCAACAACAACAGGCACAACAAGCTCCTCCTCCTACACCTTCAGGAATAAAAGGTCAGGATGTAGTTGGTACTGATTGGGATGCTAGTAGTGATAAAGCACCTCCTGCAGTTGAACCTGCTTTAGCTGAAGCTGCAAGAAAGCTTAAGCAAGCCTAAACATTATAGTGAACCCCTGGTGTAATCCTATTTAGTTGATGTCTTAATACATCAGGGGGAATCTATTTAATAATAATACAATGGCTATAGTAAACAAAGTAGAAAAAAGAGTAAAAATTAATAGAGATAATGTAATAAAATTTCAAATTATTACACACTGCTTTATGAATGATATTTTAATAAGTACTTCTGATCTAAATTGCCTCACTGAACTTGCTAAAAAAGAATCAATTGATTTAACAAATTTTTGTGAAACTATATCTGAACAATTAATATTTAAAAGTCCTCAGTCTTGTAGAAATGCAATACAAAAGGCAAAAAGAAAAGAATTAGTTGTAAAAGATGGTAAAAAAGTTATGTTAAATCCTCAAATGAAAATTCAAACTACAGGAGATATATTTTTAGATTTTAAAATACTTGGTGTAGACTAATGAATATAGAAACTAAGGATATGCAATTAAATCCTAAAAACTATAGGAAATTCTTTAAAGAGATTGCAGAAGAATGTGAAGTGCATCCGGATTTAGTAGATGAGTTTGTTAGATTTTTTTACAATGAAATAAGAAAGAATATTGAAAGTCTTGATCATACAAGGATAAGAATACCTAACCTTGGTACTTTTATAACAAGAAAGGGTAGATTAGATAGAGCAATTAAGAGACATAAAGACATGTTAGGTAACTTAGAAAAAAGGACTTACTCAGGATATGGTAAGCACGTACCTATAAAAGAAAAGTTAGAACTAATGGAAAAAGCTGCATCACGCATTAGTGAAGAGATAAAAACCAAAAAACAATGGAAAGATGAACATAAGTAAATTACTAAATGGTGTTAAAAATATTTCTCAGGTATATGAGGGTGTAAAAAATAAAGTGTTTAAAAGAGATTATGTAGAAGCTATTGCAGATCACAGATGGCAAATATGTAAAGAATGTAAAGAATTAGATCTAAACGGAAAGTCATGTGCAGCACCAGGCACTCAACCTTGTTGTGCTGATTGTGGTTGTAGTTTAGCATATAAGACAAGATCTTTAGCTGCTTCATGCCCTAAAGGTAAATGGAAAGAACTAATGTCAGAAGATGAAGAGAGGGCTTTGTTTGATCAACTAGTAGAAAATGAAAATAAACAAAGAAACAAAAACTTATAATGGCAATAATATTTAAAGAACAAGATCATATTTATGAAAGCATAGATGAAAACCTAGAAAAGGATAATATAACCTGGACTAGCGTTACCTCATTTATAGGTAAATTTAAACCTAAGTTTGATGCTAAAAAACAAGCTAAAAAGTCTTGTAAAAATAAAAGGTCTAAGTGGTATGGTATGACTCCTAAAGAAATATTAGCAGCATGGGATGGTGAAACACAAAGAGCTATTAAACTAGGTAATTGGTATCATAATCAAAGAGAAGATGGTTTACTTGAATTTAGTACAATAGAAAGAGAAGGTGTAGAAGTACCAATAATAAAACCAATTATTGATGGTGCTGGTATTAAGATAGCACCAGAACAAAAATTACAAGATGGTGTATATCCTGAACATTTAGCTTATTTAAAATCAGCAGCTATCTGTGGTCAGGCAGATTTAGTTACTGTTGTTAATGGTAAAGTTACTATAACAGATTATAAAACCAATAAGGAGATAAAAGAAAAAGGATTCACTAACTGGGAAGGTGTTACATCTAAAATGTATAAACCTTTATCACATTTAGATGACTGTAATCTTAATCATTATAACATACAATTGAGTTTATATATGTATATTATATTAAAGCATAACCCTAAATTAAAACCAGGTAAGCTTATTGTACAACACGTTGCTTTTGAAAAAGAAGGAGAAAATGATCATGGTTATCCTATTACTAGATATGATGAACAAGGAGAACCAATAATAAAAAATATTAAAATATATGATTTACCTTACATGAAAGATGAAGTTAGATCATTAATAATGTGGTTAAAAGACAAAAAATAATATGGCAAAATTTAAACAATTAGATGTATTAACGTTAGCAGATATGGAAAGTGAAAATGATGGTATAGATACTTCTATAGGATCAAATTCAGGTGGGTGCTATGATGCAGGTGGTGAAGAAGTAGATATAGGAACAAATACAGCAATTGGACCTGGTGGAGGTAGTACTGCAAGCAGAATGGGTTATTGTTTAAATCAAGAACCTACTTATCAATGGGTAGGTTTACAAACAACTGACTTTAATGATACTACATCAGTTACTATAGACTTAGAAAAAATAGTAAGTTATCAATCTTTTATAAGTCCTGATGATGATACAATAAATGTTTTAAAAACTGAATTAACAATGGAGTCACAAAAAATATATGTTGTTAATGAAAGTCTTGCTGATTTTATGAAATTAATGGCAACAAGCGTTTAGTATGTTAGTAAAATTATTTGACATATCAAACAACAAAGTTGTTCCTACTGAGCATTGTTATACTTTAAAATTTCTAAAAGCAATCATGGATAAATATCCTGATACTTATTTAGATGTATATATGTATTTATTTTACATGACATGTCCTGACCCAGATCTTAACCCTTTTTTTAATGTACCAGAAGTAGATAAAGAGGAAGTAATATTAGATGAGATAAACATGGAAGAATCTTTAGAATGTCCAAAAATAAGATATGCATTAGATAAATGTGCAGAGCTATATGAAACACCTACTTTTAGAGCTTACAAAGGTATTAAGTCTATGATAGATAAACTAGCAAAATATATGGAAAGTACTTCTATAGAACACGGAAGAGATGGTAATATTAATTCACTTGTTAGTGCAGCAAAAAACTTTGACGCTATTAGACAATCATTTAAAGGAGCATATAAGGACATGAAGGAAGAACAATCAACTTCAGTGCGTGGTGGTCAAGGATTAGCTTATGACCAACTATAAAACAATACCTACATGGAATGAAGGTGTCTGGGAAGAAACTGTATTTGAACAGATAGATGACTTTAGGGAATTTATAGATGAAATATTTTCTGAACCAGGAAAATATAAATTTGATGAAACAGCATTTGTATTTAATGAAGAAGCAACTAGATTTAACAAACTAGGTTTTTATTGTGATAAACCTATGAGATCAAAAGATTTCATGAAATATTGGGAAGATCAAAAAAACAAATGTAGAGAAGGTGTAATATATAAAAACAAAGGGAACACATGGTATCTTACTAGAGATTATTACATGTGGTTAAACTTCTTACCTATTTTTGATAAAGAAGAAAAAGCATACGGCTTTGCTAAAGTAAGAGATGCTCAGTATCATATGGCCTTATATGAAATAATGGCTGAAATTAATTATAAACATGTTGCAATATTAAAGAAAAGACAGATAGCATCTTCATACTTTCATATGGGTAAACTAATTAATATGTATTGGTTTGAAGAAGGTGCTACATTAAAGATAGGTGCAGCGTTAAAAGATTATATTAATGATAAAGGTTCTTGGAAGTTTTTAGATGAATATAAAACTTTTTTAAATGAGCACACTGCATGGTACAGACCATCTAATCCTGGTAAAGTATTGTTATGGGAACAAAAAATTGAAGTAACAATTAACACTAGAAAAACACAAAAAGGTTTAAGATCTAAAATACAAGGAGCTTCTTTTGAGAAAAATGCTGCAGCAGGTGTAGGGGGGCCTTGTACATACTTTTTTCATGAAGAGGCAGGGATTGCACCAAAGATGGATAAAACGTATGAATACTTGCGTCCTGCAATGTCTTCTGGTATGATGACTACAGGACAATTTATTGCTGCAGGATCTGTAGGTGATTTAGATCACTGTAAACCTTTAAAGATGTTTATTATGAATCCAGAAGCTAATGGTATATTAGGTGTGCAAACAGATCTAATGGATGATAAAGGAACTATAGGTGTTGCAGGGTTGTTTATACCTGAACAGTGGTCTATGCCACCTTATATTGATATGTATGGTAACTCTAACATTGAAGGAGCACTTAAGTCAATAAAAAGAGAAAGAGAAGATTGGAAAAGAGATTTAGAAGCAGAGCAGTTTCAATTAAGAGTTTCTCAAAAACCTATTGACATTGCAGAAGCATTTGCATATAGAAAAGAATCAATCTTCCCTCAAGGTTTTTTATCTAGACAAATGAAAAGAATTGAAGACAAAGAATATTCATATGAACTTCTTTCTCTTGAGTTTGATGGTAATAAAATATTACCTAAAAAAACTAAAAAATTACCTATTAATGAATTTCCTGTAAATAAAAAAAGAGAAGATAAAACAGCTTCTTTAGTTGTATGGGAAAGACCTATTAATGATCCTCCTTTTGGTACTTACTATGCATCTATTGACCCTGTGTCAGAAGGAAAAACTACTACGTCAGACTCTTTGTGTTCTATATTTGTATATAAAAATCCAGTAGAAGTAACAAAAGAAACACCTGAAGGTTTAGAAACATTTATTGAAGGTGATAAAATTGTAGCATCATGGTGCGGTAGATATGATGATATAAATAAAACACATGAACAATTACAAAAAATTATTGAATGGTACAATGCATGGACATTAGTAGAGAATAATATATCTTTGTTTATACAATATATGATTGCTAAAAGAAAGCAAAAGTATTTAGTACCTAAAGGACAAATTGTATTTCTTAAGGATCTTGGATCTAATAAGACAGTATATCAAGACTATGGTTGGAAGAATACAGGTAATCTATTTAAGCATCATTTAATATCTTATGCAATTGAATTTATAAGAGAAGTAACTGATGAGCAAATAGATAAAGAAGGTAATGTATATAAAAGCACATATGGAGTTGAGCGTGTTCCTGACAAGATGTTAATTACAGAAATGCTACAATATCACGAAGGACTTAACGTGGATAGATTAGTTGCTTTTTCTGCACTTGTTGCTTTTGCTAAAATGCAGCAAGCTAATAGGGGCTATGTTAAACGTAAAGAAAGAGATAAGTCCCTTGAAATCTTGGATAAGTCAAAGAAATTTGGTAAATTATCTATGAGTCCTTTTAGGAACATTGGAAGGAGTAAAAAAATTGGAAATAAAAAATTTAGAAAAAACCCTTTTAAAAATATTAAATAATGTATGATTACGTAACAACCTGTACAGATCCTTATTTATCTTTTGTGTATGTTTACATAACTGAATATATTGATTATCCAGTAAAAGACAACTAATATGAAAGTATATAATGCACTGCAATTAAAGAACGGAGCCAAGATTGACAAAGGTCCTCTTAATGCTACTTTATCACAACCATTACAGTTTATATCTGCCAAAGAAAAAGATGATGATTGGGCAGCATGGAATCTTGATTGGCTTGAGACAAAGGGTATGAAGCAACTTAAGAAAAATGCTAGAAGACTTCTTAAGAACTATAAACTTGCAAAAGGTATTATTGACAAAACTGATTATATAGTTGAAGAAGAAAATGATTATGCAGACTTAATGGATGTTCTTACTAAAGAAGATGAGTCAGCATTAGAATTAAAATTTTATCCTATTATACCAAATGTTATAAATGTATTAACAGGAGAATTTAGTAAAAGATATACAAAAGTACAATTTAGAGCTGTTGATGATACTTCTTATAATGAGATGTTAGAGCAGAAAAGAGGTATGATTGAAGAAAACCTATTAACAGATGCTTATAATAAGCTTATGATTAATATGGTTCAACAAGGTGCAGATCCTGAATCAGAAGAAGTACAACAGAAATTATCTACTGAAAATTTAAAATCACTTCCTGAGATAGAAGATTTTTTTAGCAAAAGCTATAGAAGCTTGATAGAGGAATGGGCATCACATCAACTAAATGTTGATGATGAAAGATTTAAAATGGCAGAACTTGAAGAAAGAGCATTTAAAGATATGCTTATTTGTGATAGAGAATTTTGGCATTTTAGAATGGGAGAAGATGATTATGATGTTGAGTTATGGAATACTGTATTAACATTCTACCAAAAATCACCTGAGTCAAGATATATATCAGAATCTAATTTTGCAGGTAAATGTGATATGATGACTGTTGCTGATGTTATTGACAAGTATGGATACTTAATGGATGAAGAGCAATTAAGATCTATGCAAAATATACATCCTGCAAGAAACTCACAATACCTATTAAACGGTATGCAAAATGATGGATCATATTATGATGCTAGTAAATCTCACAAATGGAATACTGAAGCACCAGGTATAGATTATAGAAGGTTAATGAGTAACATGGGAAGTAATCCTGCAGTTGAAGGAGATGTTGTTAATTGGATATTAAATGAAGGTACAGACGTTCAACAATGGGGAGATTCAGACATGATGCGTGTAACAACTGTTTATTGGAAGACGCAAAGAAAAATAGGACACCTAACAAGAATTGATTTTACTGGTGAACTTGTTCAAAAGATAATAGATGAAGACTATAAAATTAATGATAAGCCTGTATACAATACAAAATTATTTAAAGCTAAAACAAAAGATAATTTAATTGAAGGAGAACATATTGACTGGTTCTGGATTAATGAAGTTTGGGGAGGTGTTAAAATAGGCCCTAATGGACCTCAACATTGGAGATCAGAAGATAATGACGTAGATCCAATGTATTTAGGTATAGACAGTAAAAAACCAGGTAGAGTACAATACCAGTTCAAAGGAGATGATTCTTTATATAATTGTAAACTTCCTATTGAAGGTAGAGTTTTTTCTGACAGAAATACAAGATCAGCTTCTTTGGTTGATTTAATGAAACCATATCAAATAGGATACAATATGGTAAACAACCAGATAGCAGATATTTTAGTAGATGAATTAGGTACTGTTATTATGTTTGATCAAAATGCATTACCACGTCACTCAATGGGTGAAGACTGGGGTAAAAATAATTTAGAGAAAGCTTATGTAGCAATGAAAGATTTTGGTATGATGCCTTTAGACACATCTATTACTAATACAGAAAATGCTGTAAACTTTAATCATTATCAAACATTAAACTTAGAACAAACAAATAGATTAATGTCCAGGATACAATTAGCTAATCATTTTAAACAACAAGCATTTGAATCTATAGGAATTAATCAACAACGTATGGGTACACCTATTGCACAACAAACAGCAACAGGAGTAACTCAAGCAATGAATCAATCATTCTCACAAACAGAACAATACTTTACACAGCATTCAGATCATCTTATGCCAAGAGTTCATCAAATGAGAACTGACTTATCACAGTACTACCATAGTACAAAACCATCTGTTAGATTAAGTTATATGACTTCTGAAGCTGAAAAGGTTAACTTTACAATAAATGGAAAAGATTTACTACTTAGAGATTTTAATGTATTTGCAACTACTAAGACTAATCATAGAGAAACTTTAGAGCAGTTAAAACAAATGGCTCTACAAAATAATACTACTGGTGCTTCTATTTATGATCTTGGTAATGTTATTAAATCTAACTCTATTGCTGAAGTATCTGATATACTTAAAGATGCTGAGACTAAAACTCAACAGCAAAAAGAAGCAGAAATGCAACAACAACAAAAAATGCAAGAGCAACAATTGCAGGCTCAGCAACAAGAAGCAACAGCACAAAGACAGTTTGAGCAATCACAAAATGAAGCTGAAATTCAAAAAGACATCACTGTTGCTGAAATAAGAGCTGCTGGTTACGGTGCACAATCAGATGTTAACCAAAACATGGAAAGTGATTTTACTGATGCTATGAAGGATATGCGTCAAAGAGATGAATATAGAGAACAAATGAACTTTAAAAAAGAACAAGCATCTTCAGACAACGCTAACAAAAGGGCAAAAATGGATATAGATAGAGAAAAACTAAACACCCAACGTGAAATAGCAGATAAAAATCTACAGATTGCCCGTGAAAATAAAAACAAATATGATGTAAAACCTAAGAAAAAGGATAAGAAAAAATAACTATAGCTATATACTGCAAAATTTCTTATCTTACTCTTATAATTTCTAAGGTTTAATAAATAAACTTTAGTATATTGTATATGTAATAACCAAGAATACTAACCAAACCAATTATAAATTATGGAAGAATCCAATATGGAAACAACAAACGTACAGCAAGTAGACGTAGATTTAGATGAAATCTTCAATGGTGCTCCAGGAGCATCATCTGTTACGTTACCATCTACAGAAGAAAAAACTAATGATAAACCAAAACCTAATGTATTTTCAAGAAATGCAGAAGTTGATTTAGGTTTCTTAGAACCAAAAGAAAATGAAGATACTAAAGATGAATCCACTGAAGAAGTTAGCGCAGAAGCTAAAACTGAAGAGACAACTCCAAAAGATGCAGATAAAGGAGTGGAAACTAAATCAGCAGATACAAAAACTGAAGAAGGAGATAAAGTTACTGAGTCAGAAATAGATGACATATTAAATGAAGGTCTAGAAGTAGCAGAAGATGAAGATGAAAAATCTACTGCTAAAGGAAGAAAAAGAATTAATGATATGTCAGATGTCTTTAAGAAGATGATTGAGAATGATGAGATCATACCTTTTGATGATGATAAAGAATTAGATGATTATACAGCTAAGGATTGGAAAGAGCTCATCAAAGCTAATATGGATGAAAGAGCTAATAAGGTAAGGAGAGAAACACCAAAACAATTTTTTGATAGTTTACCACAAGAATTACAAGTTGCAGCAAAATATGTTGCAGATGGTGGTCAAGATCTTAAAGGTTTATTTGCTACATTATCACAAGTTGAAGAAACAAGAACTTTAGATATGTCTAGTGAAAGAGGTCAAGAACATATTATTAGAGAATACTTAACAGCTACAGGATATGGATCTGTAGAAGAAGTAAATGAAGAAATAGAAATTTGGAAAGATTTAGGTAAACTTGAAAAACAAGCAACTAAATTTAAACCAAAATTAGATAAGATGTCAGAAGCAGTAGTTGCTAAAAAATTAGAAGAGCAAGAAATGAAACGTGCTCAACAACAAAAAGCATCTGAAAACTACATGGCTAATGTATACCATACATTAAAAGATGGTAAATTAGGTGATATGAAAGTTAATAAGAAAACTCAATCAATGTTATACAATGGTTTAGTTTCTCCTTCTTACCCTTCAATCTCTGGTGAAAACACTAATCTACTAGGACACTTATTAGAAAAATATCAATTTGTTGAGCCAAATTACAACTTAGTATCAGAAGCATTATGGTTATTAGCTGACCCAGATGGTTATAAAAGTCAACTTAAAACACAAGGAACTAATGCTGCTGTTGAACAAACAGTTAGGAAACTAAAAACAGCACAGGCTAACAAACAAGCTTCTAGTACAAGTACAGGAGGAGAAAAAACAACAAGAACTCCTAAAAGAACTATACCTAGAGGTAACAACATATTTAAAAGATTTTAAAAAAATAGACAACAACAATTATTAATTAACAAAAACAACAATTATTATGGCAACACCAGTTTTAAACAACGGTCTCTTCCTCAGAGACACTAATTACAAAGCTAGTTCTCATATTGATTCTTATCACTTAACAAATATGTTAGGTAATGCTGAGCCAACTGACATGGGTCCTGTGGACTTATGGGCTATGACGCAAAAGGTAGAAATGCCTTTATACCAAATGGCTTCATTCGGTGGAAAGAATACAATTATGGTGGACAATGCTCGTGGGGAATACAAATGGCAAACGCCAGTAGCTCAAGAATTACCAGTTTCTTTAGGTAAATTAGATGCTGCTGATGCGGGGACTAGAGGTATTGATGGACAATCATTCAAAATCAAATTATCTAAAAGAGAGTTTGGTCATGGAGACATCATTACTTATGACAAGTACAATGGACTTGAACTTTACATTACTGCAGATGATATTTTGCAAGTAGGTGATGGATGGGTTTATACTTGTGAACTAGTAAACAGTAATTCAACAACTGCTCTAGCTGACAAATACCTAGCTGTAGGAACTAAGTTCTTCAGAAAAGGATCTGCAAGAGGTGAATACGGAGAAAGATTCTCTGACATCACTACAGGAGCTGGATTCAGAGAATTCTACAACTTTGTAGGAGGAGCTGAAGCACACGTACACTACTCTATTTCATCACGTGCTGATCTTATGATCAAAGGTGGGATGAATGCTGACGGTTCTGTACCTGTAACTGAGATTTGGAGAAACTTTGACAAATCAGTAGATCCATCATTAGCTTCAATTGAAGATATTGCATCTGCAATGGGTAAAGACTATGTTAAAAAAGCATTTGATAATGGTTCACTTTCTAGAACGTTCTTAACTTCTATGGAGGGAGCTCACTTATCAAAAATTGCTAATGACATTGAAACTTACTTAATGTGGGGTAACGGTGGTAGGATCAAGCAAGACGGACCGGATGATTTAAGATTATCTGTAGGTCTTTGGAAGCAATTAGACAACTCTTTCAAAAGAGTATACAACAAATCAGGATTTGATTTAGATATGTTCAAAAATGAACTATATAACTTCTATGCTGGTAAGGTTGAGTTTGATGGTCCAGACCCTAAACGTCAATTAGTAGTTCAAACAGGTATTGGAGGTATGCAACTAATCAACACAGCTATTGCTGCTGATGCTGCTGCTAACACTGTTATGACAACTAATGCTGATGCAGTAGGTGCTGTAACTGGAAAAGGAATGGATTTAGGATACGGATTTGCGTACACTAGCTTCATTATTCCTTTCTTAGCTAATGTTAAGTTTGTATTAAACCCAGCGTTTGACAACTTACATACTAATGACATTGAGAATCCTTTAGTAGATGGTCGTCCATTATCTTCTTACAGCTACATCATTTTTGATGTTACTGACTCAGGAAGTGATAACATCCATTTATTGAAACTATCTTGGGATAACCAATTAAAATGGTTCTACCAAAATGGTACAATGGATTACATGGGAAGAACTCAAGGGTTTGCTTCTACAGGACAATTTAACGGGTACAGAGTTATGATGACTCAGACAATGCCTGCTATTTGGGTAGAAGATCCAACTAAAGTTCTTAAAATTGTAATGAAGAATCCAATAACTGGAGGATCATTCTAATAACAACTTGAAAGACGGAGGGGTGTAATGCCCCTCCTTATTTCTAAACCAATAACAAAAAAAATTAACCAATAAAAAACTATTATGAAAGTAAATGATGTAACAATTACTGAAAAGTATCAAGCAACTAAAAATAAAACAGTTGCAATTAAACCTTATTTTAATTCTGATATACAGAATATGGGATTAGAAAAATATAACATGACTTTATTTGATGGTGTATGGCACCATGAAAGTTTAGCATGCTTAGAAAGAAATGGAATAGCTAGATATGTAACTGGTCTAAACGAGTTTGCTCCAGAAGTAAAACAATTAGCACCAGCAGCAAAGAAAGCAAAAATAAAAGAAATTAGAGAAGTAGTTTCTCAATTAGAAAAAGAACTTGCATCTAATGTAATAGATGTAGATGATAAAGATTTTTGGAATAAAGTCCAAGTATTGAGACCTGACAATCACAAGTTCTGGGAAAAGATAGAATTAAAAGTAGGTAATGAACCTATATTTCTTGATCCATCAATAGATCCTTATGATCTAATAAAAATATATGCTATAGAGGCAGGAGGTTTTTCTATAGTAGCACCTAGTTTAAGTAGAGCAAAAGCAGACGGAAACAGATTTTATCTAAACAGAGTTAAAGAATCATCAGCTACAAGAACTACTGTATCTAAAACAAAAAATAGAGCATTAGCAGCATTACAAAATTTATATGATACTGATACAACAAAACTATTATATGTAGCAAAAGTTGTTGATGCAAACAGTACACAATACATTAAAGGTACACCTATTGATGTATTATATGAAAATATGGATGATTATATAAACGGACAGGGTGCAGAAAGACGTACAAAAGCAGCAGCTGAAAGTTTTATTAAAGCAGCCAACACATCAATGGAAGATCTTAAAATAAGAGCTGTCATTAAAGATGCAATAACATATAACCTAATGACTACTAAAGCAGATGGAAACATTTATGATAAGTATTCTGGTTCTAAGTTAGGTGCAAGACCTATTGAAGTTTTAGAATATCTTAAGAACCCAAAAAATGATGACACACTACAACGCTATCTAGATGAGGTAGAAGAGTTGTGGGATAATGAGAACTAGAACATGGCAATTAATAACACTACATTACAAATAAAATTTAGACAAAGGCTTAACAAGCTAGCTAGTAATGACTATGATAATATAGAATGCTGGCAGATTGTTGAAGCTTTTAATAAAGCTCAAATTGAGTGGTGTAGAAGAAACTTGCATGGTAATAATATGTTTAAAGAAGGTGATGAGGCATCTAAGCGCAGGATAGATGACCTCCAACCTTTACTTAATAGATTAGTTTTAACTGGTGTAAATAATGCAGATCATTTTGAAGGTAATAACTTTCCTGCTAATTACTTAGAATATAAAAGAGTTAGTATCAATGCTACTAATGAGTGTTGTACAACAGAAAGGTCCATGACTGTTTACTTAGCAGAAGAAGCAAATGTAGATTTAATAATGAGAGATCCTTTAAAAAGACCAGATTTTGAATGGGGAGAAACTTTTTGTACAATGCAACAAAATACAATAAGAATATATCATAGAGATTTTAATGTAGTTAGTCCTATATTAACATATTACAGGAGACCAAGAATGATAGAAATACTTAATTGTACTGATCCTTATACACAAGTAGCTTCTCCAGCTGATGTAACATGTGAATTTAAAGATGATGTAGTAGAATTACTTATAGATGAAGCTGTATCAATAGTAGCAGGAGATATAGAGCTAGCATCACAAACAATTAGAGGTTCACAATCTGCTGAAAAAAACAATTAATAAATAGAAATTATGCCAGCAAAAAAAGCATCAAAAATGTCAATGAAGTCAAAAAGCACTACTACTTATAAAAAAGGTGGAAGTGTAAAGAAAAAAGCTAAGAAGACTAGGAAAAAGTATTAATATTTCCTATATTATAGTATACAATAGTAAAGGTTAAGATTCGGCTACCTTTATTATGGTGATATAAAGCCGTCCTATAAAAAAAAGTCCTGCTAAAACAGGCATTAAGAAAATGAGTTATTTTAATCACGCCTACAAAAAAACATTGTTGGCAAACACAGTGAGTGTTACTACGTCACACAAAGCTCACACACTAGCAGCTGCTGCAGTTGGAATGTGTAGTACTTCTACATACTCTGTAATCAATCATGCTACTGCTGTACCAAATGAATTCCTTTTAGTACAAGGACATTTAAACAAGACTACTGCTGCAGGAACTGCTGCAACTGTAGCTAATGATACTTTAGGAGGTAATAAACTTCACGGTGGATATGCTGCTTCAGTAAAATCTAAAGTAATTAAAACTAAGTATATTAATAGATTATGGAAAGATGCTTCTGTAGATAACAGTGCACCTACTATTACAATCAGAGTAACTGATGATTGCTATACTTGTACAAAACACGCTCAATTGCGTCTTGATCTTAAAGGTGAAGAAGTAATGAGAGCATTCAACAGAAATTACTACAAAGTATTATCTTCTGAAGGATGTTGTACAATGGATGGTGATTCTGCATCTCTTACTTCTTTTGATATTGTAAAAGCTTGGAGAGACATTATTAACGGAGATGTTATGATGGAGCAATTTATTTCTGC